AAATGCAGTAAAGTATTATTCCGCAACTTTTGCCAGACAGTCTATTTTAATATTCGATGACGCAAACTGGACGGATGTTGTAAAAGGTGCCCACAAGGGGATACTTGAATCAGGATTAAAAATATTGTATAGTAAGAAAGTATTAAATTCATTAGAATCCGAATCCGATTGGTGGAACGGACTTTACATAGCAGTGGTGGAAAGCAATGGAAATAACAAGTAGTTTAATTACAAACAATCAACAGTTCTTGATATTACTGGCTTCGGTAATGGGGCTGTCATTTGCCGCAAAAAAGACTCAAGTCTTTTTGCCATTTTATAGCTGGATCTCTAGAACAGTTAAGTCTAAGAGAGCAGTAGTTGCTCTAATATCAATGTTCTCTGGAGTTCTGCCCATTTCAGGGCGTGTTGCCATCTCGGCTGGAGCCCTAGATACAATTGCCCCAGAAGATCAAAAGAAGCGTAAAAATTATGGAATCATCGATTACCTTTCCACGCATCATTTTTATTTTTGGTCTCCGCTAGAAGCAACAGTTCTTCTTCCAATGGCGGCACTAAGTATTAGTTATTGGGAGCTAATGGGTAGAGTTTGGCCATTGCTTGCTACAGCCGTCATTGTTATTTTATTCTATATATTTAGAATTCTAAAAGAAGATGATATTGAAATTAATATTCCAGAAAAGGCTTTGAAGAAAAAGGATAAGCAGCCTGCTCAAATTGAAGCAGACGCAAAGCGTGACCGTAAGCAGTTGATTGACTACGCTAGAGTTCTTCTTTTTACTGGCATTGTCATTATCTTGAGCAATATTGTCAAGGCTAATTTTGACACCATAAATGCATGGATAGAAGGCGCACACAAAAATAATTTATTGATCCTAGTTGCCTTTGCTGGATTCTTGGCAAGTTTTGCCTTGGGAAGTTCTAGCAAGTTTGCTGGATTTGTCGTCCTCTCAGTAGGAGTATTTGGCATAGAAACTTTGCCGCTATTCTTTGCAGTTGACTACGCAGGATATATGTTGTCTCCAGCACACAAGTGTTTAGTTGTAGGTAAGAGCTACTTTAGAACCCCTCTCAAAGATTACTATAAGGCAATTTTTGCTTTGGTGATCCCAGTGGTCTTGATGGGCATAACCTTATACTATGGAGGAATTCTCTAAAATAATTGCTGTACCCCACTGGCCTAAAGAAGGTTGGTGGGGTATAATTAAGAGTGTTATAGGCAAGGCGGGGTACTAAACAATAAAAACAGTTATGCTATAATTCATACATAGGAGAACAAAATGCCAGATTATTCAAGTTTATCATCACAAGTTGATCTTTTTAAGACAAAGGTAACAGCCCTGTCGAGTTCAACTCTAAATTCTCAGGACCTAGTCTTTCTAGCAAAGGCTCTAGAGTCAATGGGCAACCTCCTAGGAGTAAATGATATTGTTTCTGCTACATCATCGAAGGTGACAGAAATTCAGACAGCTTCTTCTGGAGCTGTTGCAACAGTTAACACAGCAGGGTCTACACAGATCGTTGCAGTTAATTCGGCTGGAGCAGCAAACGTTGCTACCATCCAATCTTCGATAGATAACTACACAATTTATACAAACATGGGAGTAATTTAATATGGCAACAGTAAGCTTACCAAGCAGATTTTATGCAGATACACTACCTGCATCAGAAACATCAGTATACACAACACCAGCAGCACAGATCGATGTTATTACATCTATCACATTTGATAACCTAACAGATGCTACTAGAACAGTAACAATGAGAATGGCAGGAAAGTTCTTTGTAAAGAGCCTAGATATCCCACCTCGTGCTATCGTTGTTCTTGATGTTAAGCAAGTTCTTAACACAGCAGAAAATATTCAAATCAGTGCGAATGCTGCAGATGCTATCTCAGTATTTATCTCTGGCGTAAAAATTACACAAGTATAATATTATTATTTAAGGGAGAACTACAATGGCAGTAAATACCACTACAACTCAGGTCTATATTCCTGGATTTGAAACAAATATCAGCAATACGGTAGCACCAATTGCCTACACAACATCTGCTGCCATTGCAACTCTACAAAGTGCAATTCCAGCACAGTTCTCAAACTTAGTTGGAAAACTTGCAAACCCTGCTACTTCAAGAGATAACTCAGAAGTTTCTCCTTACCCTCTATTTGGTATTTGGACAAATCAAGACAACTCTAGAAAAGCTGGATATTCAGTAATCAATTCAGATTTTCAAGTTGTTGCTACAAGCAGATTAAACAACCGTCAAGGCGGATGGACAGATGTTGATCTAAACGGAATGAACAACTGGTATGAAGACTTTAGAGGCCAAACATACACTAACGGTAACCCAACCACTAATAACTGGAGCACACATTCAGGTGGCGGAACAAACATGAACGGCCATGAAGGCAACATGCTATATAGCTTACAGGTCTTTGGCAATTATGGAAATACTCAAATGAATAGACAAGACCAGTGGGGTCAGTTTACTTCAAGAAGCGGAACAATTATTGGTGTTCGTGGAGTTAGAGAGCGTTTAAATCACTACAGTAACGACTCAACTTTTCAAATAAGATTAAGAGGTCAAGTACATGGTTATATTGATCAAGTAAACCTTAACAATGCTGCCTACGCAACTTGGGCGGGACGTACAAACCGTGGAATGTCTTCTTACAATGATAGAACAAAAACCTTAGCAGTTGCAGAATCAAACACAGCAAATCAAATTAGATTGCACGTTTGGAAGAACACAAATCTAGGCAGAAGTTTAAACTCATGGAATTATGCTGCAGGAGACTTAAACCTATTCCTATTAGAAGCAAAAGCGGCAGGACCTTCTGGAACAACAGCAAGCTATTCATTTTATGATTTTACTTGGTCATCTGCTGGTTCAACACAAGCAGAGCCTTCTTATGTAATGAGACTTACAATGGGTGATAATGGAACAATTGGTTTTTCAAGAAACTCTCAGCAAGGAAATGCTCAGCAATATGGATGGTATATTCCAACAAACCCAGGAACTCCAGGAGTTTCAGGAACTGGAGCATTTACAGATAGCGGATCAAACTTAGCAAACACCACCTCTTATGGAATTGATCAAAGAGATGGCGCAGGAATTAGAACAAACATTTCATGGGATAATCAATGGTTAATAGCATATGCCCCATACTACTACTACCACGGCGGAATTAATTTACATTGCATTAATACAGCAGACCCAACAAAGTATTACCACTGGAGAAATACCGATGGTGCTAATGGAGTCTCTCCTGTACCGTTTGGAGAAAGCTCATTTATAATGTGCTACTCAGCACAAAATGGAGACAGCCCTGGCCCACATCTTTATATTGCAAACCCACAAGGAGCATTTGAAAATGGTAGAAGAGCTGATAACTCAGTTGTTGCCAATGGTGGAGATCTTCAACCCTTTAACTCAACAATGCACTACATATTTGATACAATGTCTAATACAACACAGTATCCACACATTACGGTAATGCCACACTGGACAACGGTCTAAGGAGAAAAAATGACAACAAATACAACAGCAACAACCACTTCGCAGATAATTCATCCAGGTCTTGAAGCAGCAATAGCTGCAATTATTACTCCAATTGCAAATGCAAATAACGTTGCTGTAACAGCAACCTCAACAACTATTGCTTCACAGATTGCAATAATTGGAAATAAAGAAGCATCACCTGTTATATCAAGAAACAATACAGAAGTTTCTCCATTCCCAACATTTGCTATTTGGACAAACCAGAACAATGATACAAAGGCTGGTTTTAATATTATTAACTCCGACTATCAATCAATTGGTTCAAATGCTATGCCAGGATGGTTTGGTAGCTATCAGAACCCATCTCTAGATAACATGCCTAACTGGTATGAAGACTTCAGAGGATACTCATATACAAACGGCAATCACGGTACAAGCACTGTAACTACATATTTTGGCGGAGCAACATGTAACCAGTCAGCAGACGGACATTTAATTTACAGACCATGCCTGCACGGTGGATTTGCTGGTAACTGGTTTAATAGAGCAGATAATCAAAATCAGTACTTAAATAGATGTGGAACAATTATTGGAGTTAAGGGAGTAAGACAGCGTGTAAGTCATTATTCAAATAGCTCAGAATTTCAAGTTAGATTTAGAGGCATGGCCAACGGATATATTGACAGAGTTGATTTAAACTCAGCAACCTATGCAACATGGGCTGGCCGTTCAAACATGGGAATGTCATCTTACAACGATAGAACTAATATGCTTGCAGTTGCAGAATCAACTACCGCAAATGCAATTCGTTTACACGTCTGGAGAAACACATCAGTTAGTTTAAATGGTTTTGGACACAAGCCTGGAACACTTCACAAGTTCCTATCAGAGGCAAAAGCTGCAGGTCCTACAGCAGGCAATCATCTAAGCACAGCAAAGAATTACGCATTTTATGATTTCACATGGGCACAGGCAGGATCTACAAGAGCCGAGCCTTCTTACCACATGAAGCTTGTAATGGGAGACAGTGGATTAGTCGGATTTGGAAGATTTAACCACGACGGTTACGCACAAAGATACGGATACTGGAACCCATCCTCTCAAGGAACAGCGGGTAGCTCAGGAATTGGAACTTTTACAGATACTGAAATCAACCTAGCTAACACAACATCTTATGGCATCGATCAGTCTGAAACATGGTATGGACAAAAGCATAATATAACATGGGACAATGAATGGCTTGCAATTTATTCTGTATATCACTATTACTCAAACGGAATAAACTGTCATATAATTAATACTTATGACCCTACAAAACTGTTCTGGTTTAGAAACACAGACGGATCTCAAGGTACAGCAATTGTTCCATTTAAGGAAGATAAATTTATATCAATTTACTCAGCTCAAAATGGACAAGATGCGGGCCCACATTTATATATTGTAGATCCAGGATCAGCAGGTAAAAATCTAAGAAGAACTGACGGAACACCGCTATCGTTTGGCGGAGACCTACAGCCATACAACGTAGTAACTCACTATCAATTTGATACACATTCAAATACAACCCAATATCCGCATATTGTAAGTATGCCTCATTGGAACAACCCGTAAGGAAAAGGAGAAAAAAATGAAAATAAAGTTCTGTGGACCACAAAATGTTGTCGCAATTGACGTAGATGGGGATCATGAAGTTGTTGAAACAAATCTAATTCATAGATTTAGCCTAGTCAACGGAGTAGTTGTGGATAAATATCCAGGAAAGACAGATCGTGAGATCATGGTAATTGAGCATGATGAGGCAATTGCTTCAGTAACAGCAGCACAAGAAGCATGGGATGAGGATGAATCTGAGACTAAGGGACCAAGACCAGAGTCTTTGCCACCTCTACGTGCTCAAGAGGAGGAATAAAAATGCCAATAACAAGCGTACCTCAACAGGTAACCCCAGGTCTTTGGACATACACATACCTTCAAGCACCTCTTAACGGACAAGCACGTCCATATCTTAATGTGCCATCAGCACAGCTAGATCTTGGAACAATTGCAGCTTCAGGAGTTGCAACATGCGACGTAGCACTAGCAAACGTATTTAAGATGGTTGCAGGCGGAAACTGCACAGTAGCATTTAGCAATATTCCAGCAACAGGAACAGAGCCAAAAGCACAATTCTGGCAACTAGAAATTAAAACTGGTGGTAGCTATACAGTTACATGGCCAGCATCAATTAAGTGGGATGGTGGAGGAGCTTCTAACGTAGCACCACTTCTATCTACAAATACAACCGTTCTTAACTTTATGACAAGAGACGGTGGCACAACAATATTCGGTGCATACGCATTCGCTGATTTAAACGTTTAAAGGAGATAATATGTACGCCATAGTAGAAGACAAAAAAGTAGTCGCTGTCGGCGCACTATCCCAACTCTTTCCTAATGTATCTATTCCTCAATCAATAGATGAAAAGGAATTTGCAAAAGAAAACGGGTTGCTAGAAGTAGCAACACCAGAGTTCGATGACTTCCAAGAAAAGATTGTACCTTGTGAACCATTTATTAAAGATGGCAAGGTATACTCAGTAGAAGTACAGAAGATGTCAGACGAAGAAAAAGCAGATAACGTAAATGCACATATTGGCTTTGAGCTAATGTCTACAGCATGGGTAGAGACAGACCCAGATATGGACAAGAAGTCTCTTGCTGAATGGAAAGAGTACAGAAAGAAGATTTCTTCTTTAAAGAATAGCAAAGATGTATCCGAAATTACATGGCCTAAGAGACCATTAGTAGAGCTAGAAAAAATAATGGAGGAAGACCCAATTGCTTAGTAATAACATTATTTTTAGAAGAAATAGATTTAGCTTGTCTGGATTGCAGCTATGGCTAGATGCGGCTCTTCCATCTACAATTACAAGAGATGGTCTTGGAAAAGTTTCTCAATGGAATGACAAGTCTGGTTTGGCTAGACATTGCGTTCAAGCAACTGCAGCAGCACAACCAACATTTCAAGCAACAGGTATAGCAGGACTTCCAGCAATTAACTTTGATGGCGTAGATGACTTTTTACCATTCTCAGATCAAACACTGTCATGGATATCATCATCCTCATTTACAGTAATCTACGTAGCCTCAAAGCCAGCAAATGCAAATACCTATGTAATTGGCGGAACAAACTCAGGAACAAGAAATAATCTTATTGCTGGATACGTATCTTCAAACACATTTAAGTTTGGTTTTGGCAACGATGATCAAAATGCTATTGTTCCAGTAGGAATAGCAGGAACACCAGAAGTTTACACGCTTGTTTACAGCAATGCTGATAACTCACGTAGAGTTAGAAGAAATGGAACTGACGTTGCAGTCGGTGCATCTTCAGGCGGGCTTACAAGTATGACAGGTCAAGTAATAGGAAGATACTCCGCAACATTTGGAGCATTTAAGATTGGCGAATTACTTATTTACAACAGAGCCCTTACCGTGGGTGAATATATCTCAATCGAAAGAGATCTTATTTCTAAATGGGCAATTAGCTAGGAGATAAAATGGCATATAATCCATCAAGATTTATTGGGCCAGTTCTTCTAAGCACAACAAACTCAAATCTAAAATCATTTACTAACAAGGCTATTGTTAAGAGCATATTTACGGCCAACACATTTAATGGCCCAATTGCCTTTAGCCTTTATTTAGTTCCAAGTGGACAAACACCAGGTCTATCAAATAGAATCTTCGGCGACGTCCTTCTTGCAGAAAACACATCAAAATCAACAGAGACTACGCTAATTGTTAACGCTGGAGAATCTATCTGGGCATCAGCAAATGTTGCTGGCGGAGTAAGCATTATGGTTTCTGGGGTAGAAGTAGTTTAAAAGCTAGGCAATGAAGGGCTTGAGTAGTAAGCCTTTAAATATAGTATAATGGAATTATGAGCTATCATCTAAAGTTAATTAATGACTACCCAATTGGTTTTTGGCCATTGGATGAGTCTTCAGGTACTATCGCTTCAGATGTCTCTGGGTGTGGAAATAGCGGAACTTATTCAGGCGGACTAACTACTGGATTAATCCCACTTGTTTCAGGCGGAGCAAATGGCTCTCTTATAACTAATACTAAGTATATTACATTACCCGTAACTAAAGACTATTATGGATCTACCGCCGACGGCGGATTTGCAGATAGCAATTCATCAGATAATGAGTTCTCCCTAGAAGTTTGGATATACCCTAAGATTACAACATCTGGATTGACAACTATATTTGCAGACTCAACAAAAAATGTTGGTATTTTTTATGAAAAGGGAAACATAGTATTTAAACTTGAGGCGGAAAGACTTGATTATACTTTACCTAATATAAGCCAATCTCATCATATTGTAGCCACATACTCTATTTCAGAAATGTCTTTATACGTAGATGGCAAATTTGCAGTAAGCAAGTCTTTAAATAATTATAAGTTTACTAATGAAACAATTACATTAAAATTAGGGCCAACTGGAAATTCAGCAGATTCATTTATTGTAGATGCCCCAGCAGTATATAGGTATGCCCTAGGCTTAGATAAAATTATAGAACACTTCAACTACTCTGGGACAACATCTCCTTTTCAGGTTTCATACCCAAGCGGCGGGACCTTGTTTGAAATATATGATGATAGCGTAAGCAAGCAATTTAATTTTGCTTATCCCGCCAAAAAGCCCCTAGAAATTTTTGCCTCAGAAGATTTAGTTTATAACACAGAAGAGAAATGTTTAGAAATTAAGAAAACGGCCTCTGCAGCCTCTAAGAGCGTAGTTGTCGTAGATGCTATAGGAATTCCTGCGGGATTCGACTTAGACTCCTCTAAGATAGAGTGGAACGGCGACAATGGGGTCTCTGTAAGAACTTCCACAGATGGGTCAACATGGCAAGCATGTGTTAATGGAGGAGCAATTCCTCAATTTAGATTGGGATCATTTAGCTCTGAAAGAACCCTTTATCTTGAGATAACATTTACCTCATCAGATACAACTAAATTTATCCCAAGATTATATAGCCTGCTACTGTGCTTCTACAAAGACCAAATTCTTTATTCAATAAGTAACCCTGATTATATTTATACGATAGAAGGCACAGCGGGATTTACATCAAAAGACATTACTCTAGGAAGGGTTGCATATCCTATTTTGTCTAGACAAAAGCTAAATGGATTAACAACGGCGGGAGGATCGGGATTTAAAATAAATACCGCAGAATCAATTAGGACCATAGAGTTCTTTTTAACCCTATCAGAGCTAACCTCAAATTCTATTTTATCAAGTACGGCAAATGGAGATTTTGTATCAGCAGGATACTCTTGGGCTACAAATGGAACTATTACTAAATCTAATATATCTGCTATTTATGTTAATGGTGTAGACAAGACATCTCAGACAAATATAAGTTCTGTATTTACCGCAAACGAGCTTTATCACGTTATAATTGCAACAAACGGGGCAATTGGTGGAGAGATACTATTTAACCATACATCAACAGGTGGGCCTTCCAGCCTATACCAATACATTTCTTACTACCCAGCAACCTTCTCAGCCCCCATGGCATTATCTAATTACAACATGCATATTGGAAGATCAGCGACAATAGCAGATGATTCGTCCATGACATTGACAGAAAATTCCGTTGAGTTTTATGACAACGACTGGATTGTGCTTCAAAACCAATAATTTGTCACATGGGTTGACAAAAAGCTGGACTTGAGTAGACAATAATGGTAAAATAAAGTCATATGGATATTAACAGAACGAATAGCAAGATTCTTGAAGAAGAGTCGATACTTGGCATCTATGTCTGGGAAATGCCAGATGGCAGATGGATTGGAGATGATGATGGGAACTTTCTTTCGATCACGTCCAAAAAAGGAAATAGAGCCAACATCGATGCTTTGGCTAGAGAAGTTCGCACGTTCGGCATATACGAAGGCGGGCCTAAATTTCTTTCCGCTAGAAGGAAAATTGATGATGAAGAATTTGAGCACCAAAAACAAAGACTCGATTGGGGACTAGTTCCTGATCCATTTGATATCGGTAACTATAAGGACGAAATGAAAAAGCTAAAGGGGTTAAGATGAGCGCAGAATTTCTTGATGAAGACAACTCAGAAAATATAATTAACATTTCAAATAACGCAGACTGGTTCTCGCTAGAAAAAAATGAAACAACAACCGATCCATTTTTGGCAGGCCTAGAGGATCTTAAAAAGGTTAGAGGCCTAGGATCTTCGTTTAAGCGTAAGATAAATAGAGAATTTTCTAAGTCGTTCACTGGCCGAGAAGAAACTGGAACACAGCAAAATCTATTGGCACAAGCAATTACTGGCTATGCAATGTTTGACTTGATAGAACCTCCATACAACCTAGAGTATCTTTCAAAAGTATATGAGATTTCAACATACAACTATGCAGCAATTAATGCCAAGGTGGCAAACATTGTCGGGCTAGGATATGATTTTATAGAAACAAAGAAAACAAATGATGCTATTGATTCACTTACAGATGATAAGTCTCTTGAAAGAGCACGTAGAAAGCTAAGCAAATTAAGACAGGATCTTCATGCGTGGCTTGATACAACAAATGATGAAGATACATTTACTCAAACATTAATTAAGGTATTTACAGACTACGAAGCAACTGGAAATGGCTACATTGAAGTAGGTAGAACCACTGCTGGAAATATCGGATATATCGGGCATATCCCCGCAAAGACTATGCGTGTGCGTAGACTAAGAGATGGCTTTATTCAATTGCTTTACGGAAAGGCAGTATTCTTTAACAACTTTGGAGACTCAGAAACAGAGAACCCAATTGCGGGACAAGAAGATCGCCCAAATGAAATTATTCATTTAAAAAAGTATACCCCAATGAACAACTACTACGGAGTTGCAGATATTATTGCAGCCCAGGTTTCTTTGGCGGGTAACGAATTGTCTGGAAGATATAACCTTGATTACTTTGAAAACAAAGCGGTCCCAAGATATATCATTACAGTAAAGGGAGCAAAGCTTTCTCCAGAGTCAGAGCGCAAATTGCTTGAATTTTTCCAAGTTGGACTTAAGGGCAAGAACCACAGATCTCTATATATTCCACTTCCAGGAGACACCCCAGACTCAAAAACCGAATTTAAAATGGAACCAGTTGAGGCTAACCCACAGGAATCTTCATTTAATGTTTATCGCAAATCAAATAGAGATGAAATCCTGCTGGCCCACCGTGTCCCAATTAATAAAATTGGAACCCCAGAGGGAGTTAATTTAGCAGTAGCAAGAGATGCCGATAAAACATTTAAAGAGCAGGTTTGCCGCCCAGCACAAATGATTTTAGAGAAAAAATTAAATAAAATATTTGAGGAAAAGACAGATGCGCTAACCCTTAAATTTAATGAGTTAACTCTTACTGACGAAGATACCCAGTCTAAGATTGACGAAAGATATTTAAGAATGCAAGTAATTACCCCTAATGAAGTTCGAATTAGAAAGGGTATGATTCCTCTTGAAGGCGGAGACGAAGTGGTAGATTTGAAGGGTCAGGATGCCGCAGAGCAAACAGCCCAAGCTGGAAATACCAGACAAAGATCCCAAGACCGACAGGCAAACGCCCCAGATAATTCTGGAGAAGGACGAAATGCCAAGGGCGACGGAAGACAGGTTGACTAACTCTACTCAACTGTTATTTGCCTTTTTATCTATAAGTCGCTAAAATTAAGCATATGAATATTGAAAAGTCTTTATGGACTAGCCATGGCAATGACATTAACTTGTCTGTACCTTTCACTAAAGTTAACCGTGAAAAGAGAACGGTTTCTGGGTTTGCAACACTAGACAATATTGACCAGACAAATGACGTTGTAACAGCGGAAGCAAGCGTAAAAGCATTTGAAAATTTTCGTGGGAACATTCGTGAGATGCACGGATCTCTTGCAGTTGGAAAGATGGTTTCATTTAAGCCAGAAACTTTTTACGACCCAGCAACTAAAGAATTTTATAACGGAGTTTATGTAACAGCATACATTTCAAAGGGCGCACAAGATACTTGGGAAAAGGTTCTAGACGGCACCCTATCTGGATTCTCAATCGGCGGAAAGATTAATGAGTCTGATAACGAAGTCAACAAGGCGAATGGTAAGACAGTAAGATTTATTAAGGATTATGATTTGATTGAATTATCAATTGTAGATTCTCCAGCAAATGAGCTTTGCAATGTTCTATCTATTCAAAAGGTAAATGGCCAATTGATATTTAAAGGAATTGCAACCGAAGTAGTAACAGAAAATATCTTTTACTGTGAAGACAGTAACTCTGTTTTTATCTCAACAGAGAAGACATATGACTCACCAGTTTCTGGTAAGCCAGCACAACTAATTGGTTGGGTTGAGAGCTCAGATGTTAACAAAGCAAAAGAGATTGATAAGATTCTTGATGCATATAAGCACTCAAGATTTACGTTGCCTGAAACACAAACAATTGCAAAACAGGCAAACGCAGAAGGAGGTAATGAAATGTCAGATAATACAGAAAACGTAGTTGTCGAAGATGTTGCAGTAGAGGCACCAGCCGAAGCAGAAACAACAGAAGCAGCCGTTGAAGATACAGCAGTTGTTGCAGAAGATGCAACTCCAGCTGAAGCTCCTGCAGATGCAGTAGCAGAAGACGTTCCTGCCGAGACTCTGGAAAAAGCAGCCGAAGTATCAGAAGATAAGGTTGATGAACCTGATTTTGCGAAGATGTTAGGCGATCTAAAAGGCTTTTTCTCAGAAACTCTAAATAAGGCATCTGAAGCAAATGCAGCACAAGTAACAACAATCCAAGAGACTGTTGAATCTTTCAGCAAGAGCGTAGATGCTAGAATTTCAGAGTTGG